TTAATAGTATTTTCAAATGTAACCAGTATACCAGGAACTTCTGCATTTACTGCAGCTGATTTTACAGCTACGTTTGAAGTTAAGACAACTCCTACTTCATCTACTTTTACAATTCAAATGCCTAAGAATGAAGGAGCATCTACAGCATTCACGACCACCGGATCTGCGACCTTGGACTTTTATTATGTAGTTGGTAATACAACCCAAGTTCCTGGTTTTGGTTGGGGCACTGGGTATTGGTCTGGAACAACATTGAGTCCTGCAACAACTACTATGAACAATGGTGGTAATTTAGTAGCTGGACATACAACATCGGTTACTTTAACAGATGCAACTTCTTTTCCAAACTCTGGAACAGTTTTGATAGGCACTGAATTAATTACTTATGCAAATAAATCAAGCAACACGCTACAAACACTAGGTAGAGGTGCACAAGGCACTACTGATGCAACTCATGCAGACGGATCTACAGTACAAAATGCTACTAACTTTGTACCTTGGGGCCAAGCTAGTGGATTAGGAGTAGACATTGAACCAGCGCAATGGAGACTAACTAATTTTGGTCAAAAATTAATAGCTTTAATTTTTAATAGTGTTGCAGTAGAGTGGGATCCTACAGCTGCAGGAGCTATATCTACACCTCTAAGAGCAACTCTTATAACTAATGCGCCTACAGCATCAAGGGATTTATTAGTATCTACACCAGACAGACACTTATGTTTCTTCGGTACAGAAACAAATATAGGCACAACTAATTCACAAGATGCTATGTTTTTAAGATTTTCAAATCAAGAAGATATAAATACATATACTCCAACCGCAACCAACACTGCTGGTACGCAAAGATTAGCAGACGGATCTAAAATAATAGGAGTGTTACGTGGAAGAAATGGAAACTACATTTGGTCAGATACAGCTTTATTTACGATGAGATTCATAGGAGCTCCTTTTACTTTTGGTTTTGAACAAGTAGGTACTAACTGTGGATTGATATCTCAACACGCAGCAATAGAGGTTGACGGTATAATTTACTGGATGTCAGAAGATAGTTTTTTCTATTTTGATGGTGCGTCTGTAAAAAAACTACCGTGTTTAGTTGAGGATGATGTATTTGGTAATTTGAATAATAGTTCTGAATTAATTGTGCATGCTGGTGTAAATGATAAATTTAATGAAATAACTTGGTTCTATCCATCAAGCGATAGTAATTTTATAAATAGATCTGTAACTTATAATACACGAGATTCACAAAATATACCTGGAGGTGTTTGGACTACCAATGACAACGCATTATTTCCTAGAACTACCTGGGTTGATCAAGGAGTTTATAATAAACCTTATGCCACTAAATTTGATCAAAATGCTGCACCAACGCAGGGTTCTATTAGTGGTGTTTCTAATGGAGCTACTACTTATTATGCACATGAGGTGGGTACTGATCAAGTAGAGACGAGTGGTACAACAGCAATTCCAGCAAACATAGTGTCAGGCGATTTTGATTTAGACGAGAGAGGTATTGTTGGTGATGGAGAATTTATGTTACGTATAAGTAGATTTATACCTGATTTTAAAAATCAACAAGGAGATGCAGAAGTTACTATTTTATTAAGAGACTTTCCATCTAATTCAAGAGCATCATCAACAAGTGGTGCGTTAATTACTGGTCCCTTTACAGTTAACTCTTCTACCACACAAGTATTTACAAGAAGTAGAGGTAGGGCAGCATCATTTAAAATAGCTAATACAGGAACTGGTCAAACATGGAGATATGGTACTTTTAGAGCAGATATTCATAGAGGAGGTAGAAGATAATGGCAAAAATAAATCAAATTGTTGCTCAAGCAACACCAACTTATCAAGCAGAAAACTTAAATCAATTTGGTAGAGATATTAATAATGTTGTACAAAGTCTTAACACAACTTATCCACAAGATATAAAAGATGATGTAGAGGCAGTAAGTTTTTTTATTAACGATTAATGTCTAAAAAGAAAAAAAGCGCATTTGGAACAGCATGGTATGAAAGAGCAAAACCAAAAAAAAGACCTGGCAGGCATAAAAAAAATCTTAACAAAAGTGAAAAACGTATGTATAAGAAATATAACAGACAAGGTAGATAATGGCTAATAAATTTGTAAATAGACAATTTAGTTTAACAACAACCAATCCTGTATCAGTTTACACCTGTCCTGCAGAAAATGTAGCATTAATAAAAAGTATACAAGTTTTAAATGTTAGTTCTGGAAGCGTATCTGTTACGGCTTCAATAACTGATAATTCTGCTAGTTCAACTTTTAACTTTTCAAAAAGAACATTAGGTAGTAATATATCATCAGATATGCTTTCAGGTGTAAAAGTTTTTGAAGAAAATGATGAACTTAAAATTACATCAAGTCACGCAAGCGTTGTTACAGGTGTGGTTGCTATATTAGAACAAGATAGAACATGACAGATTATAAAATTATTAATGGTGAGAAAGTGCCAGTTATTAAATGTGATTCTAAAATTACAATTAGTAATATTAAAACAGGTAAAATTTATAAAAATGAAGAAGAAGTAAAAGCTGATAATGTAGATCCTAAAGATGTTAAAAGAGATGTTAAAATAATTATACCTAAAGGTTTTGATGTTTTTGGAGAGGAGCCCTTAAAATAAAATGGCAGATCCTAAAAAAGGCACTGGTAAAAAACCAAAAGGCTCTGGAAGGAGATTATATACAGATGAGAATCCTAGAGATACGGTGTCGATCAAGTTTGCGACAGAGGCTGATGCGAGAAAGACAGTCTCGAAAGTTAAGAAAATTTCTAAACCGTATGCTAGAAAAATTCAAATCCTTACTGTTGGTGAACAAAGAGCCAAAGTGATGGGTAAATCAAAGGTTGCTTCTATATTTAAACAAGGTAAAAGTTCTATAAGAAAACAATTTAATAAATAAAATGGAAGCAAAAGGTGGAACAGAACTTCAGTTTGATGAGTTAAGAAAAAGACTTGACCCATCTTATTTTAAAAAATTTCAAATAACCACATCTGTACCAGAAAAAGAACCAATCAATCCTGATAAGATCAATATTTTATGGATGAAAAATTCTTATGATCAACCTAACATAGCGCCATGGTTTTCAGAAAAAGAAAATCATAGAAAGTATGATTGGTATGTTTTTAATTCTCATTGGACTTATGAGAAATTTAGGTATGCATTTGGTTTACCAACACATAAGTGTTGTGTAATAAAAAATGCTTTGCAACATATAGATTGGAAAGAGAAAAAACCTTTTAAAAAAGGAGATCCAATAAAGTTAATACATACGTCTACACCTTGGAGAGGTCTAAATGTATTAGTTGGTGCCATGGAGCTTATAAAAAGAGATGACATAACTTTAGATGTTTATAGTTCAACAAAAATTTATGGCAGTCAGTTTCAATTACAAAATGATAAACAATTTCAACCACTATATTCTAAAATGCAATCTATGAAAAATATTAACTATAAAGGTTATGAACCTGATAGAGTTAA